GGCGGAATTTAATGTAAAACTCAAACTCGAAGGAGTTGAGGAAGCAAAGAAGCAATTAGGTGAATTAGTAGAATTGGGCGACAAACTGCAAGCACAAGTGAACTACTCGTCATTAAAGTAACGAGCTTCCCAGTTCAGCGAGCGGTCTAACAGCACCGGCTCTCCCTGGGCGTTTATGTTTGGGCAGTCCCTGCCCTACAGAAATTTTACCGAAAAGGAGGATATTATGAGCAGCATTCAAGTCACGGTCAATAATGGCACCGCAATTCTGGCAGACCCATTCCCTATCTTTAAGCGTGAGAGATTGGTTAATCCAACCGCATTCACTACAACGCTTAGAAGATGGGAAAAATCTGTCAATCTGCCCGAAGTGGGTACCCTCCCATTCGGATTTATACTTTATTTGGCGAAGAAATTCACCCCATCCGGCATCAGAAACAGACTTTGCCAGACGATGATTCGCCATAATACCCTTCACGTTCAAGCTCTCAGCGAAGATAGATTGGTTTTCTCTAACCAGCCGATTGCTCAATTTGTGAAGAAAATCATTCCTTTGATTAGTGATTTTTTCATGCACACGTGCAACTTTAAGCCGTGCCTTGTTTTTTTTATTACTGCCCTTGACTTTGCGAGAAAGCAACCGTTGAAGTTTTTTAAGTTTTTCCTCGGACTTGCGGAGATAATTAGGAGATTCAATTCTTTCGTTGTCAGAAGTAACCGCAAAAGACTTGACTCCGAGGTCAACGCCAACCTCCCCACCAGAACGTTTGGGCAATATAGCCTTTTCAACTTCGCAAAGAACGGATACGAAATACTTGCCGGAAGGACTCATGGATATTGTAATGCTTTTTGCTGTACCCTCAAGCGGACGATGCGGAACAAATTTTATTGGAATAAATTTGGGTATGTAAAGCAATTTCGCATCAACATCAACGGTAAAGTGTTGGGGAACGGAAAACGACTGCTTATTGTTTTTCTTTTTAAAGTTAGGAAACTTAAAACTATCTTTAAAAAAGTGCATATAAGCAGCATCAAGATTACGCAAGGATTGTTGAAGGGATTGAGAATTAGATTCCTTAAGCCACACAAATTCCGGCTGTTTTTTGAGTTCAGTCAGCATTTTTGCAGTATCGTGATAATTAAGGCTTTGCTTTTTCTGTCCCTTATTCGCCGCATAGTAATCTATTCGTTTACGGAGAAAGTAATTATAAACGAACCGAGACTGTCCAAAACAAGATGCAAGGACTTTACACTGTTCAGGTGTTGGATACAGGCGATATTTAAATGCTTTGTTAATTATCTTTACCATGCTTTACATTATATCATATTGTTGTGTAAAAAGCAAGGTAATTTAGAAACAAGCGCCTTATATCTCCCATCTAAAGAAGGGAGTCTTACGGCGCATTTCATAAAAAAACTTTTCAAAAACATGAGACTACAAAACACTAACGGTATTGTATACTGTATATAGTATCCATAAGTGTCAATAAGGATAAGTAGATACAAAAGAATGGTATTGTATTACATTAGTAAAACAACCTTATAAGTGTCCTGTATGCGGTGGCAACTGAATATTATAAGAGCTGCAAGGCTCTTCTTTTTACACAAACACAGTAGTCCCCGGGAATGAACCTCCCGAGGGCTTTTTTATACCCGAAAAGGGAGGGAGGATGATGCCAAGAAAAGCAGATCCGGAAAGGAACAAAGCTTTTGAAATTTACAAAAAACATCAAAGTAACATTGATCTTGTTGAAATAGCAAAACAACTAAACCGTCCTCCTGGAACAATCCGAGGGTGGAAAAATAAAGACAACTGGGATGGGCAGCTAAATGGAACGTTCCAGAAAAAGAAACGGAACACTCCAAAAAAGAAGAAACAAAACGGAACGGAACGCTCTAAAAAAATTAAAAAAAAACCAAGTAAAAAGACGTTTGAAATTGTTGATGAAGAAAATCCAGAATTGACTGAAAAGCAGCGTCTTTTTTGTTTGTACTATGTAAAGACATTTAACCAGACACTCTCAGCTATTAAAGCAGGTTATGCAAAGGACTCTGCACATGTGACCGGTAGTCAGCTAATAAGAAATCCTAAGATTAGGAAGGAAATCCGACGCCTTAAGGGAACGATGATGCAAGAGTTGTTCATTGATGCCATGGACGTGCTGAATAAGTACATCCAGATAGCATTTACAGATGTAACAGAATACGTTACATTCGGTCAGAAAGAAGTTCCTGTCATGGGAGCATTTGGTCCAGTAAAGGACGACAAGGGTAATCCTGTTACAAAAGTGATTAGCTATGTAGATTTTAAAGAGAGTTCTGAAATTGATGGCTCTCTGATTAAAGAGGTAAAGCAGGGACGGGAAGGGGTTTCAATCAAACTCACAGACAAAATGAAAGCCCTGGAGAAGCTGGAGAAATACTTCGACCTATTGCCGGATAAGTTCCAGCGTAAGATTGAGGAGGAGAAACTGAAGGTTTCCCAGCAAAAACTTGAAATTGACAAGCACAAGGCTGATGTTCTTCCAGATGAAGATGAGTCTGACGATGGGTTCATGGATGCACTGAGAAGCTCTGTAAAAGAGGTGTGGGAAGATGAAAAATAAGCACACATCTTTTAAATGGGTAACGTTCAGTAGAAAGCAGTTAAAGGTCCTCACCTGGTGGATGGAAGGTTCTCCGGTAAAGGATAAAGACGGTATAATATGTGACGGTTCTGTCAGAGCTGGCAAGACAATAGTAATGTCATTTGCATATGTACTGTGGGCCATGGCAAACTTCAATTTCCAGAACTTCATCATGGCCGGAAAAACAATTGGAGCGTTCCGGAGGAATGTTCTGTTTCTCCTGAAGATTATCCTCCGACTCCGGGGATATAAGATAAAGGATAAACGGGCAGACAATCTTCTGATCGTCAAGAGCAGAAGAACCGAGGCAATAAACTATTTTTATATATTCGGTGGCCGGGATGAACGGAGCCAGGACCTGGTCCAGGGAATTACAGCTGCAGGTGCGTTTTTTGATGAAGTGGCACTGATGCCTGAGAGTTTTGTCAACCAGGCAATAGCACGATGCAGTGTAGATGGTGCAAAACTGTGGTTCAACTGCAACCCGGAAGGGCCATACCACTGGTTTAAGTTGAATTTTATAGACAAGCTGGATGAAAAGAACCTTCTACATATACACTTTGTTATGGATGACAACCCGGCGCTTACAGAGGAGACAAAAGCCCGTTACAAACGAATGTTCGCCGGGGTGTTTTTTAAGAGGTTCATCCTCGGTCTCTGGGTACTGGCCGAGGGCGTTATATATGACATGTGGGATGAGGATAAACACCTGTTTGACTACAAAGGCGAATCATACGATGAATACGGGGTTGCCATAGACTATGCCACGGCAACCGTAATGACCTTTGGATTATACGGAGTGAAGCGACAACAAGGAGACGACAAAGTCTACCTGGTTAAAGAATACTACTATGATGCCAAAGAAAAGGCTCGACAGAAAACAGATAGTGAATTCGCTAGGGATTTCAAGGAGTTCCTGGGAGGTATTCATCCCAAGACAATATATCTCGATCCATCGGCGGCCAGCTTCAAGGTAGAACTCCGGAATAACGCCTGGTTGCAACGTTCCTATCCACGGAGCGTTTTTTTATAGAACGAAGTTGCAAGGACACGATTATGGAGTTTGGTTCATATGTATGGGACCCGAAAGCTCAGGAGCGCGGTGAGGATAAACCGTTAAAGCAGCAGGACCATGCAATGGACAGGAACAGATACTTTATATACACGAAATATAAGAGGACGCAGGTTGGAGTTATTTCTAAGCCACCTGGGTGGTAAAGGATGGTGATATAGTTTGCTTACTAATTTGAATTTTATAGAACCAGGCAAGCCCTGGCCTCCGCCTGCAGAAGAAGAGCGAATGGAAAGGTATGCGGAAAATAAACTCCTGTTCGAGGGCAAACACGATCAGGTGTATGAGGACTGGATCCGTTTATTAAGAGAGGATCAGCAGGCTACCCTTGAAATGGTGCTGAACTGGCATAAGCGGTTGACGCTTCTCATTGCCGACCTGCTACTGGGGGAAACACCGAAAATAAGCGCCGGAGATCAGGACAGCCCGGAACAGGAAACGGTAGAGCGTATTATCGAGGATAATGGACTTTTTAACATGGCATATGAAGTTACGATTGATGTGAGCCGATATGGTACCGGTATATTCAAAGTTCGCTATGACGGCCAGGCGATTATAGAAGGCCAGCAGCCGGCAATATGGTTTCCAGTAGTTAGCTCAGATAATATCAAGGAGATACAGGCCTATGTTTTGGCCTGGACATATGAAGAGGACACCCAGGAGAAGGGCAAGACCGTGACAAGGAAATATCTACAGACCGAGATACATAAAAAAGGAAAAATCACAACAGCGAAATATCCGATTGATAACAACATCATCGGCCCGGCCATAGAGCAGGCAGAACAGGAAACCGGCGTTGATGAATTTCTGGTTGTGCCGGTCAACAACATCCTTACTACAGACAGGATAACCGGTCTTGATGATTACAGCGACCTAGACAGTATTATTCAGGAAATTGAAACCAGGGTGGCACAAATAAGCAAGATACTAGACAAGCATGCAGATCCCAATATGTATGGACCAGATTCAGCGCTGGAGAAGGACCCGACATCCGGACATTGGGGATACCGAGGTGGCGGCAAATATTTCCCGGTGGGAGAGGGGGAAGAGCCGCCAGGATATGTTGGGATGGACAGTTAGAGGCAGCATTTAAACAGATTGAATTACTCATGGAGCAGCTTTATATACTTTCAGAAACATCGGCAGCAGCCTTTGGACAGCTCAAGGCGGGACTTGCGGAATCAGGAACAGCACTGCGCAGGTTGATGATGGCACCCTTAGCAAAAGTGAACAGGATCCGGATGCGTTTTGACCCGGCACTGAAAAAAGTGTTACGATTGGCATCCTTGCTTGAGAAGGCTCAGGGAATGTCTGAAGCAGTAGCTCTTGAGAACATACGCATAGATTGGAAAGATGGTTTGCCTGATGACGATCAGGAACTGACACAGAATGAGACACAGAGATATACTACAGGACTGACCAGTCTTGAAAGTTCACTCAGGCGATTGTACGGCCTTGAAGGAGAAGCCCTGCAGGATGAAATAGACAGGATAAACAAAGAACAGGCCGGGCAAGGAACTACTAAATTACCATCAATTAAACTCCCGCCAGAGGGCGCAGGTGAGGAATAATGGCTAGAAGCGCCAGGCAATTCAGCGAAACCGAAATAAACCGGCTTGTAAAATTCTACGAACAGGCAGAGCGGGAAATCTTGACCAGGCTAACCAGGGCATTGCTTCGGGGGAATAAAACTGAATACTTAGCCGGGATGAAGAAAAACATTGAGGCCATATTGACCGATTTGAAAGCCGGAAACAGGACATGGTGTGAGGAGGCAATTCCCAGAGTATATTCCAAAGGTTTGTATTCAGCGGAAGCTATGTTGAAAGATACCGGTGCTAGTATCAAAGCAGGATATGGAGCAATACATCAGCAGGCAGCGCAGGTGCTCGCAGAGAATACCTTTCAGCGATTTGAGGATGTGGCCCAGGTAATAGGCCGGCAGGTGAATGATATATATCGGGAGCTTGCCCTGGAGAACGTAAGGGGAACCGCCGTGGGTTACGACACATGGAAGAAAACAGCCAAGAGGTTCAGGGAGCAGCTTGCTGAAAGAGGGGTAACCGGATTCAAGGACCGTTCAGGCAAGATGTGGAATATGAGCAGATACACTGAGATGGTAGCGCGAACAACAACTATGGAAGCTCACCTGCAGGGTACGGCAAATAGATTAGCTGAGCAAGGGCATGACTTAATAAAGGTAAGCAGTCACCGGGGAGCGTGCCCTTTATGTACTCCATGGGAAGGAAAAGTATTGAGCTTAACGGGCAAGACGCCAGGCTATCCGACATTGGAGGAGGCGAAAGCAGCTGGGCTATTTCACCCGAATTGTAGGCACGCTTATGGTTTACACATTGATCTGGATAAAGAGATTGAAGGATAATTCAATCTCTCTCGACCAATATCCCGTATATATGAGCGTCATTAAACCGCATCAGTATAAGCGACCGGCTCTTATAACAGTAACAGCCTTTCCCCGGCATCCATACGGCGTTACCCATATTGGGATTTGTACCAGGACGGGGAATATACCAGTGCCCACACTCCTTCCAGAACAGACGGGTATGATGCTTCCCCAGCCGGATTAAACAGGGTGTTAAACCCTGATGATAAATTAAACTAATACGATGGTTTATGCCGACATGGACAGACAATTCATCCTGCGGCATGTACCAATTGAAATTAGCCATAAAACACCTCTGGGGTAATTATACATTAGGGGATTTATTTTGTACATGAAGGGAGAGTGCAGGAAATGAGTTTATGGGAAATGGTTGCAGAGGATTTCCGGTTGCAGTGGGCTATATTAGGCAGAATATGGTGGGTAGGTGCAATTGTTATTACAGCAAGCGCCACATGTATATATTGCAAGAAGAGGACGGAGAAATAATAGTTCGCACAACAAAAACAGGCAAATAACGCCTCCGGGCGTTTTTTTATTGCTCTGGATTAGTATTCACGGAGCATAAATGTGAAGAACCCGAAACAGGTACAAACCTGTATAAAAATGTATGGAGGGAGATTATTCATGGAATGGTTAAAGGAATTATTGAAGAAAGCCGGAATCGAAGAAGAGAAACTGGATGGTGTGATTGCTGATGTCAACAAGGAGCTGCCAAAGCACTTCATCCCGAAGGACAAATACAACGAGACAACTGAGGCAAAGAAAACGCTTGAAGCGGACATTAAAACCCGTGATGAGCAGCTTGACAAACTGAAAAAGGATGCAGGAACCAGCGAAGAGTTGAAAAAGCAGATTGAAACCCTGCAGGCTGAGAATAAAACAACTGCTGAGGAGTGGCAGTCCAAAGTTGAGAAAATGCAACGTGATTTTGCTCTGGAAAGAGCACTCACAACAGCCAAGGCCAAAAACCCGAAAGCTGTCAAAGCACTGCTTGATATGGAAAAAGTGAAACTGGACGGCGACAAGCTCTTGGGACTGGACGACCAGCTTAAGGCAATCAAAGAATCCGATGCTTATCTATTTGGAGAACCCGGCAAAGTAGGGGGCGGCACAAACCCGCCAGATGGTGGCAACCCCGAAACCAACCCGTGGAAGAAAGACAACTGGAACCTAACGCAGCAGGGGAAAATCCTGCGTGAGGACCCAGCGAAAGCCACGAGGATGAAAGCAGAGGCGGGTAAAAAATAATTAAGTAAAGGATGATGAAAGATGGGAGAAGAAACAAAGACCATAATCAATGACGTTATAGTCCCTGAGGTATTTAATCCGTACGTAATACAGCGTACGGCGGAACTATCCGCTTTTTATCAGAGTGGAATAATCGCGAGGAACAACGAACTTGACAAACTTGCATCCGCAGGCGGGAAATTGATCAACATGCCCTTTTGGGAAGACCTTGACGGCGATGATGAAGTGCTGTCTGATACTTCAGCTTTGGAAGTTGGTAAGATTGAAGCTGGGCAGGACATAGCAGCCCTTTTGACCCGTGGCCGTGCCTGGAGTGTAAATGACCTGGCGAAAGCACTATCGGGTGATGATCCGATGGCCGCAATTGGTGACTTGGTTGCGGCATACTGGGCAAGACGTTTCCAGGTAACACTAATTAAGACTCTGGATGGTGTGTTTGGGAATTCCGAAACCGGCATGGATGACAACATTCATGATATTGCATCTGATGACGGCGAAGAAGATGCTGATGTTATATCGGCAAAAACCTCGGTTGACGCAATCTACAAACTGGGTGATAATGCCGATAAGCTGACCGGATTTGCAATGCATAGTGCAACCGTGGCAAAACTGACCAAAGATGATTTGATTGAGACTATCCCGGGCAGCGAAGGAAAGCCGACCATAAAGATGTTCCTCGGCAAACCGGTAATAACAGATGATGGACTGCCGGTTGATGAAGGAACTTACACGACTTATATCTTTGGTACCGGTGCGTTTGGCTGGGGAGAAGGAGAAGCCCCTGTTCCGACAGAGATGGATAGAGACAGCCTGGCAGGAGATGATATCCTGATTAACCGTAGGCATTTCATACTGCACCCGAGAGGGGTAGCTTTCCAGAGTGATTCTGTTGGGGGAGCTACACCAACTAATGCTGAACTGGCCACTTATGAGAACTGGAAGCGCGTATATGAGAACAAGAACGTCCGTATAGTCCAGTTCAAACACAGACTTGAAACCGAATACAGTGCAGAATGATGTAGTTGGCGATTAGTGTAGGTGCTGACCCAGCAGGATAGATATAAAAACAGAGAGGGCTTTAACTGGCCCTCTTTTATGTTTGGAGTGTTATTCATGAGCGTAACTGGATTTAATGCCCGAAGAAGGGCGATAGCAAGACAAGAGGAGAAGGAACGCATGGAAAAGAAAAAAGCAAAACAAAAGGCCGAGAAGAAGGCTAAACTTGAAAAGGAAAAAGCTAAGAAGGAGGCGGAGGCTAAATGTCAATCACAGTCGGAGAAAACAGTTACATCGACATCACAGGAGCAGACGAGTACTTCTCAGGACGCCTCCACGCCGAAAGCTGGGCAGGGGCGACCGAAGAGGACCAAGAAAAAGCCCTCAAGCAAGCAACAAGGGAAATAGACCGGCAACCACTACGAGGCCAAAAGGCTGAAACTGATCAGACATTGGCTTTCCCGAGATACCCAAACACAGAGGTTCCACAAGCCGTGAAGGACGCATGCTGTGAAGTGGCTCTGGCACTATTGGAGAAGGGCAACGACCAGCGGCGAAAGCTACAGCAGGAGGGTGTGCAATCCTTTACGCTGGGCAACATGAGTGAAACCTATGCCGCGGGTGCTGGCAAGGGGATATTGAGCCAGGACGCAACGGAGTTATTGAAGCCATGGCTTTTGGGGGCGGTGAACATAATATGATAAAAGGATATTTGAACCAAACCGCCAAATGGAACAGGAAAACCGGAACTAACTCTTATGGGGAACCAACCTTTGCTACCCCGGCGGATATCAAGGTACGCTGGGAGGGCAAACGTCGCTTGGTAAGGGACAATGAAGGCCGGGAAGTAGTGAGTGAAGCCCGGGTATTTTGCACAGAGGCTATGAAGCCGGGAGACAAACTGGAATACGATGGGCGTAGTTGGCCGGTGATAAATGTATCCCCCATACCCAGGCTAGACGGAGAAGAATCTCACAGGGAGGTGGCAGTCTGATGGCAAAACTACCTAGGTATATGACAATAAAATTTAGGGGAAACAAACCGTTTGTTAATACTGCGATAGTTATAAAGCCTTGGGGAATACCCTTTCTTGTTTTTAATTGTCTTCGGAAACGTTTTGAAATGAGATGGTATTATTGGCTGCTATATCCTTATCTTTGCTTTATAGTTTGGAGGGGATTTGCTTATGACAAAACGCAATAAATGGCGAACTAAAGAGGCGTTGAAGATTGCGGAAGAGGCTGGGCTGAAAGCCCTGCGCACCGGCGCGGAATCGATACTCACGGAGGCCATAAACGAAGCACCGATCGAGTCAGGAACTCTCCGCAGGAGCGGCACCGTTACTGTCGGTGGGCTTCCAGACGGGACACAGGTGTATGAATCGGCAAAGGCAGGAGCCGACACGAGGGATGCTTTCTCTGGCAAACTCGGTAAGGAAAAGGCAGTATACATCAGCTTCAACACACCGTATGCCAGGCGACAGCATGAAGAGGTTGGATACAGCCATCCGGTTGGCGGCGGTCCAAAGTATTTAGAAAACCCATTTAGACGAAATGCGAAAAAGGTCCTTCGAATGGTCGAATTACGGGTTAAACGGGATTTACAAAAAGAAAGTTGAGGTAGTATGGCATGAAACGAATTTGCAATGAATGCGGAAAAGAGTTCAATATAAAACCTTCTGCTGTCAAGAAAGGCAGAGGAAAGTATTGTTCGCTTCGTTGCCGTCGAGGTATGAACCCTATCCACATTGAAGGGAGCACTGTCTACATCGGACTGCTTAACAAAGATGGTGAGGTCATTGCTCAGGCATTGATAGATCGAGCTGATGTTGACAAAGTTTTAGCATTTGAACATCGGTGGTATGCAACCTGGCATAAAAGCACTCAGCAATACTTTGCCCAAGCGAACATCAAAGGCTCAAATGGCAAGTGGACCAGAATATCGCTGCATAGTTTTATTGTCGATGTTCCAGATGGCTACGACGTTGATCACATTAACCATAATATGTTAGATAATCGCAAGGCAAATTTGAGAATTTGTACTCGTAGCCAAAACCTTCAAAACCGGAAGGGTGCTCAAAGTAATAATCTATCAAGTGGCATTCGAGGGGTGTCTTGGGACCACAGCAGAAGAAAATGGTTAGCTCATGTGACGGTAATGGGAAAGCAAATATTTTTGGGGCGACACGACAACATAGCAGATGCGGAAATGGCTGCCATAAATGGGCGTCGTAAATATATGACGCATTCAAGCGAGGTGATGCCGGATGCTTAGTGAAATAGGAAACTATCTACAGACCCAGGGGAAAGGAACACTGGGAACTGATATATTCCTGGGATTGATGCCGGACCAGCCTGACGATTGCATTGCCCTCTTTGAATATGCCGGCAGTCCTCCGGACCTACATTGGAACGGTGAATATCCGGGCTTGCAGGCACGTGTTCGTAACACAAGCTATGCGGCAGCAAGGACAAAGATTGGAGACGTGGTAGATGAACTCCACGGACTATGTGAACAGACTTTGTCCGGTACCCGGTATCTACTCATCAAAGCAAAGGGGTCACCGGAAATATTGAAACGAGACAGCAACAACAGGATTGAACTATTTGTGAACTTTGAAATCATGAAGGAGAGTGATTGAGAATGGCAGTAACAGGTAAGGAAGGAGCTGTGAAGCTCGACGAGGATAAAATAGCAGAAATATCGAACTGGAGTCTTGACTTGGGGGCAGATGATATTGACGTTACCAGTTTTGACAGTAATTGTTGGAAAGAGTATCTGGCAGGGTTGAAAGAGTGGAGCGGCAGTATAGAAGGGAATCTTAAAGTTGATGATACAAATGGGCAAAAGGCAATTCTGGATGCTTGGCTTGCAGGGACAGCACTGGAATTTACTTTTGAGGTTTCCAGCGGAGTAACATTCGTGGGTGACGCACTTGTAAAACCGAGTGTTGAGGTGCCGGTGGACGACAAAGCATCGTTTAGCTGCGACATCACAGGTACCGGTGAATTGACACTACCAACATAACCAAACCAACATAAGGAGATGAGTTAAATGGCGATAACTGGTATGACTGGGGCGGTATACGTTTCTGACGTGGATACCGCCCCGGCATCTTTTACAGATGAACCATGCACGGGGGATGCAGAGAGGAAACGGTACCAGATCGACGAGGAAGATTATCGGTACTGGGACCCTGACACACCTGTATCTGTGGAGGTAAATGGATCACCCGTCACTACCGGCTTTACATTGGAATATGCAGGCGGCTTTGTTGTTTTTGATGATGCACTGGGCTCCGAGGACGTGGTAACTGTGTCTGGCGACGCCTTGACGTTAATTCAGGCAGGGGGGTTCTTCAATTGGAGTGTGGATGGTGACGCTGACGACGCCGAGGCAACGACATTCCAAAGCCAAGGCTGGAAGGAATTCAAGCGGGCATTAGTTGGCTGGTCCGGGAGCGCAGAGGCATACTGGGGGGATGCGCGGTTTTTTGATTCCCTGGGACAAACTATTGTCATGAAGCTGTTTGTAGATGCCGGAGTGGCACAAGACTGCCTTGAGGGATTCGCAATTATAAACGGTGATGGTATTGAAAACCCGGTTGATGGATTTGTACAGGAGACGATAGACTTCACCGGTACGGGTCCGCTGTATATAAGAATGTAGGGAGGTATAAAAGCAAAGAAGAGGGAAGAATGGATTGAGACTACAACAATGAATGATAGATTTGAGGGAAAAAGGACGTTTGTCGGGAGACATACAGGCAGAATTAAGGAGGTCTATGATGAGAAATAAAATAGTGAAGTTTGCAGACAAAGATATAAACGTAGAGGAAAAGAAAATCGGGGAGCTTGAAGCCTTAACAAAAAAGCTATTCCCTAGCACGAAGGGAAAGCTCAAAGACCTTGACAAGGCGCTGAACGATCTGGAAATAGAATGGGATACGCTGTACAAGAAACTGCCCGTCGTATTCCCAGAAATCACAGCAGAGGACGTGAAAAACGCCTATATGTCAGAGCTTGAAAAGCTGATTGGGGCGTTTGTAGAAGTAAATTTTTTCGCAATCAAGCAGATGATACCGAAGCTGATGACCTTGACTCAGATTGGCTCACAGCGGAAATAATCGTACTGCTTGGACGGGAATTTGGCTGGACGCTGGATGAGATGAGGCAACTGTACCCGAGTGAATTGCAATCAATTCTGAAAGAACTACAAAAACAAAAGATGCTGGAGGAATACTCCGAGCAAAGAAACAGATGGGCGTTTCTGGCCGCTGTGATAAGCAATGGCTTTTCCGGTATTGCCCGGATGTTCAGCAAGCGTCGGGGAAAACAAAAGGCGATCACCCCTGATGACTTCATAAGCACGGAATTCAAGAAGCTGGCGGGGCCAGACACAAAAGGCAAGCGCCCGGGACAGGAATCCGGCTATGAGAAAAACATTCAGGACGCAAAAAATAAAGGGCTGCATGGCCCATGGTATAAAGGCAGGTGAGAAAGTATGACAGTTGGTGAAGTAGTTGCAAAGATGGAATTGGACGACAGCCCATATAAAAAAGGGCTATCTAGGGCTGAAGGAATGGCAAAAACACAAGGCTCAAAAATAGGCAGTATATTCAAAAATGCATTCTCCGTTACAATTGGGATAGGAATGTTTGAAGCCCTGAAGAAAGGTTTTAAAGAAACAGTAGGGACGGCTATAAGTTTCAATGCAATGTTACAAACTGCACAGATAGGTTTTACGACCATGCTCGGAAGCGCGGAGAAAGCTCAAAAGTTCCTTGATGACATGGCTGATTTTGCGGCAAAAACACCGTTCGAGTATCCAGACCTGCTAGATGCTACAAAGAGGATGCTTGCCTATGGATTTGCGGCCGATGATGTGTTCCCCATGCTTCGTGCTGTGGGTGATGCAACGGCTGCTCTTGGCATGGGTAGCGAGGGCGTGAACAGAATCATCCTTGCTCTTGGACAGATGAGAGCAAAGGGCAAGCTCTCAGCGGAAGAAATGAGACAGCTCACAGAAGCCGGCATACCCGCCTGGGAGATGTTGGCCGATGCAATGGGAAAGACAACGGCTGAGATAATGGACATGCAGCAAAAAGGCTTGATACCTGCCGACAAGGCAATACAGATGATGACCGCGGGTATGAATAAGCGATTCGGCGGTATGATGGCGAACATGGAAAATACCTGGGTAGGAGTAACCTCGACCATTAAAGACATATGGAGAATGACTGTTGGAACACTGACGCAAGACTTATTTGGCGGGCTAAATGCAATGCTTATAAAGGTCCGTGATTTTCTGCAACAATTCTATTCTATGCTCCAGTCTGTTATGGGGAAAAAGGCAAAAAAGGCCACAGATGAACTTGCAGACAGCACTGAGGACCAGGCAGATGCCATGAGCGATGTAGGAGATTCCGCAGAAGAAGCTGCAAAAAAGGCAAATGAAAACCTGCAGGCATTTGACGAGGTTCACCAGCTCCAGGAGGATATGAGCGATACTGCCTCAGGTGATTTGTTCGGAACAACAGGGATGGAATCACCCATTACCCCACTGGAAACAGAGGAGGCAGGAGAACCGGAAGCATTTAAAAAGATGGAAGAAATTCTGGAACGGTTAAAAGTGTTATTTGACCCTGTTGTTGAAGGTTTTAACAGGTTGAAAGAAGCAGTAGGGCCGGTAATCAAAAATATTGGCGACAACTTGAAATGGTTCTATGAAAACGTTTTGGTACCCTTTGGAACATGGGTAATTTCCGAAGCTATCCCTGCGTTTTTTGATTTGCTATCAGAGACTTTAAATGTTATAAACCCAATTTTGGATGCATTCAAACCACTGGGGCAATGGTTGTGGGATAGTTTTTTACAGCCTATAGCAGCTTGGACAGGACAGGCATTTATTGACTCGATAAACCTTGTAAGCGACGCATTGAAAAATATTGGCGATTGGATGTCTGAAAACAAAGATATAGTCGAGGGAACAACAAAAACTATAGTTGCCTTTTTCGCAGCGTGGAAAATTACGCAGTTGATGGCGTTTATTCAAACCTCCGGCGGTGTGGTTGCTGCACTTAAAGCAATTACTGCTGCCCTCTTTGGTTCAACAGTTGCAAAAATGGCCGACAAAGCAGAAACTATTGCATTAACTGCTCTATATGCAAAAGACTTCATTGTTTCACTTGCTACAGCTGTAGCTTCTTTAGTAACCAGCACTGCGGCGTGGGTAGCCAACACAGCAGCTAAAGCGGCAAACACAGTAGCTGCATGGGCTGCTGTGGCCGGACAGACGGCCTTAACTGTAGCCACAACGGCTTGGAGCGTAATTTGTGGTGCTGCGACTGTTGGTACAACAGCCTTGGGAGCAGCGTTTAACTTCCTGATGGCACCGATTACACTTGTCATCCTCGCGATAGGTGCGGTAATCGCAATAGTTGTATTGCTCATTAAGCACTGGGATGAGGTCAGCGCGGCAGCCGAGGCCGCTTGGGAATGGATAAAACGTACATGGCAGGTTGTGGCTGGCTGGTTTAATTCTAATGTAATCCAGCCGGTGGCAAAGTTCTTTGCAAGCCTCCGGGATGGCATTAAAAAGGCTGCCAGCGATACCTGGAATTGGATAAAACGCACATGGCAGGTTGTATCAGGCTGGTTTGACACTCATATCATAAAACCTGTTGGAAAGTTATTCGCTAATCTATGGAGTGGCATAAAAGGTATTTGGAACAGGGTTTCAGGCTGGTTTAAATCTCATGTAGTCCAGCCGCTTGTCAGGATATTTAATGGACTGAAAACAAAAATAACCGGCATTTGGGATGGAATTAAATCAGTTGTAAACTGGGTTCCTCGTATTGGAGGGAAAAGTTTTGGAATAAACATTCCAGCCATACCGAAACTGGCAGCAGGTACAAACTATATCCCACAGGACATGCTTGCCTATCTTCATGAAGGTGAGACGGTTGTGCCCAAAAAGTACAATGATGAGGGAAGCATATCATCTGAGACAATAGCCCAGGCGGTATACAGGGCAATCATAGATGCTTTCAGGATTACTCAGGCATCATCTGGACAGAGCGGTAATGACAGAGACCTGGTACTCAAGATAGACAATACCGTGCTGGCCAGAATGCAGTTGCCTGCCATAATCAAAGAAGGCCAGCGGCAGGGACTTAACCTCGTCGTCCAGGGGGTGTAACGCATGATAAAGATACAGGGAACATTAATAAAAACACCTTCTGAACTTAAGGTTGGACGGTTTGACTTAACGAAATCAAGCCGTGGTGCATCCGGCAAAATGAAGATGCAAATAATAAGAAAGAATATTCGGCGGATTGATTGCATTTGGAAAATGATAACTGATAGTGAATTGCAATTGATACTGGATACCATATCAACATACAAGCCGTTCTTTACATTGGAATATCCAGATGCAGGGGGGACAACGACAATAAACTGCTATACCGGGGATATAAATACTACTTTATGGCACGAGAAGAACGGCGTCAGGTACTGGGAAGAAGTATCTATCCCATTTATAGAGCAATGAGAGGTGGTATAAGTGTATCCAGTAACACAGGACTTTATAGACAAAATGAAGGCCGACAGACGGCAGATTCTTGCAAAGGCTGCTGTTGATTTTACTGACCCTTTCATGGATCAATCTATCGAGATTGAAGCTAATGAACAGGCGAACATATCATACCCACAACAAACAACAGATAGTGTGGATAACTCTACACATAAATGGGCAGCACTGGACGGGAGTTGGGACATCACAACGGGAGAATACCATCTTGCGCCATCGGCTGATAAGCTGGCACAGTATCAATTTGGCTGGTGGAGCTCACAGCTTGCCGGCACAGGTGGGGTATTTACAACGCCATATCCGACGTTGACTGTGACACATTTCCCCCGGCCTATCCACACGTTGAAGGTGA